GGCTCTTGTCCCCTTGCTTGGCATTCCCTGTCAAAGAAATACGATGCCGTTCCATTATCCTGAGCATAATTGATTAGTTGCACTTCGTAAGATTCCACGCTGCTATTAATTACGGGCTGCGATCCACTCGCTAAAGTTGAATTGTTTAAGTCAAAAACACCAACACCAACACGCAATAATTTATCTAAATTAATAGACGTACTTGCTTGGTATGGATTCTCGATCAGATAAGTACCTATCGCGCTACCTGCTGAATCGAATGTAGTACACTTTAAATAGTATGCGCTACCTGATGTGTCGTTTATAAAATATAGCCATCTTTGTTCCTCATCGCTTGTGAACTTTTGCCGTTCCGGTTGATTTGTTAATAGCACACCGCTGCTCACCAAGTATGTCGATGATGTATAGCTTTGCAACAACTCCGCGCTTAATGACGCATTCCAAGCGTACTTAACACCAGTTGACGTTACATTTGGATAAGTCGTTACCGTTGTGCCGTATTGCTCACCAAACTCAACCTCATACGCCTTGTAGCTATTTGTGCAACGCTGAAAGCCGTACACCGATGTGTTGAAGTCGGAACTGATGTAGGACTTAATGATAGCGGATATATCCACAACACCGTATCCTGTAATAGGATTAGCATCAAAGGTTAATCGTGTAGAACCTGCAACACCCGACACGTACACGTCAGCAACGTAACGGAAATTAGGTTGTGTTGTGTTAGTAGATGCAATTACGAACCGCATATCATTGTATACGGGTGTCCAGTCTTCTGGTTGATCTGTAATGTTAATAGCCATTAATCTTCAAGTATTTGAGCCACAAACACCTCACCGCTTTCGCTTAGTAATGTTTGCAGCAATTCATTTATGTTTTCCTCTTGCCACACTTCGCTAAAAAATCCTTTGCCTCTGCTAACAAATCCTTTCTTGTGAATCTTTGACGCAATAGCATAGGACAAAGAATCGCGCCATTCTAAAGAACTTTTGAAAGTGCGGTTGTAGTATTTGCCCGTCTTTTTGTTGTATACTTTTTGGCTTAGTTGTGGTGCAATTCCACGTTTACTGATCCACAACAATAGATTCTTACGTACTGATCCATCACCACTTCCTCTTGTTGGTTTACGTCCCTGATCGACATACTTCCAATAGTCGTTCATGGTTATTGTCAACACGTAGCCATCATCTGTACGCTCTACCTGTGGCGTGATGGACTGTGCTAAATCGGAATCACCTAAAAATGGATCTTTCTTTGTAAGGTTGTTCCGGATTTCATTAACGACATTTTGCGCCCATGTTGTAAGGGTGTCGAATACAAAGTCATCGGGATTGCCGCCTGTTACCGCCATGCCTATAAAATTACATGAACGGGTTAACGTTTAGCGTACCTGCATCTTCTGCTTTATTGCCTCCATACGCTCTTTGTGGTCATCCTGCACGTCTTTCATAAGTGCCAAGCGGTTGTACCACTCAATCAGCGTCATATTCCAATACGCATCCTCTTTGGTCTTATCCCCGTTCGTGATCTCGTAGATATTTAGTTGCCATCCCCAATGTTCATGGATGCTAACGCCTTGTTCACCTCCGCCTCCAGTTTGTCGGTTAGTTCCTCCAAATAGGTTGCGATAAGCGGTTCGAGTTTCTTTGATGCCGCGCAAAAAAAAAGCGCGATACCGATTGCTACGTCTGCAGGTAGATGTTTTTTGAATAGTTCGCACTTATCAACAAATGATAGTTGCTTTTTAAATAGCTGCTTACGTTGCTCGGAAAAGATAGCGACGATGTAAGGCAACTTATCGTATAGGTTATCTGCATTTAATCGCAGCATCTTTACATCTTGCTCGTGATGCACTTTGATTGTGTTAACGTTAGGTAAGCAAGTGAATTTATACCCGTTAACCTTAAATGCCGGAATGTAACGCGCTGACGGCTCTACGGATAACAACGCATACAACTGTTTCCGGTATTCGTTAAAGTCTTTAAAGGATAGGTTTGTGAAGTAGTTGTCAGGCTTTCCGTGAATCATGGATAGCAATGCAACATCCTTATCTAATTGCTCTATTTCGTCCTTAGGTTGTACGGCTGCAATGCGGAAAAAGTCGCCTAATTGACCTGCCTTTAATTTTTGATAGTTCATGTTAATATCTGATTGAGAATTGATGTCCTTTACTTTCTTTAAAGCAATTATACGCTATTGCCGTAGCCATTACACCGTCATCGTGGAATCCGTATGGCGCACCGTATTTGATCGTCCTTGACTTAGCGTTGTACTCAAAGGTAAACACATCGAACTCCTTTTGCAACCAGTCAATAGGTAAGAATGTTACCTCACCATTTTGTGTAGCAACCGCCAACTGCTCAATCGCGTCATTCTTTGACTTGCTTGTTGTTACGAACGGCTCTATGTTTTGCGGGTTACGGCATTGCTGCTTTATTTGATCTATTAACGCATCACCGATACTGTTAACCTCGACAAATGCACGTGCGTTAAATTGATTAATTACGGTAGTTATTTCCCGTGTGATATTTGCCCACGTGTTATGTCTCCAGCGATTAATGTACACCTGTTTGCCTTGCTCGTTAAAAATCGACAGTACCGAATAGTCATCCGCCCTACCTAAGTCAACACCTGCAAAGAAACGTGTCCCACCTGCAGCATCTTCCCACTTTGGCGCAAATATTCCCGCACCACCGTCGATAAACTCCGCTAAGTATTCCTGCCTGAATACATGGTCGGGTAATGTCAACCGCGCATCGTCTATTTCTTGTGGATTGATTAACGGGTTATCGTACGAACTCATCCGGAACGATTTGTACTGATCGTTAACCCCTGACAAGTTATACAGGTTATAAAAGTGGTTTTTTCCCTTTGGTGTACTAATCAATAACACCTTGCGACCTTTGACAAGGACAGTAGCACGTAGCACCTCCGTCCATGCTGCTTCGTCCATAAACGCAAACTCATCGCATACAAGGTAATCGAATGTAAAGCCTCGTATGTTGTCGTAACGTTCCGCGCTGAAGAATTGAAGCGAAGATTTGCCGATCTTAATAGTTAACTCCGTTGCATTTTTTTCGATTAGTCCCGTCCCCTCAAATGCCAACACCATTTCCTCAAATACTTTCTTGGACTGCTTGTAAACGGGTGAAATCCACGCGCACTTACATCCGCTATTGTTGAACATCCAATAAAATAGTTGATTCATCGCCAACATCGTTTTACCGAATTGACGACCAATGTTAAGCACGTAGTATTTGTAGTTACTACCGTTTATCGAATCATGAATCTTTTGCTGATTCTGATGCGGACGGTACAACTTCACCGAAAGATGCTTGGACATTAGTTATGTTTTGGTTTTGGGTTACTTCGTCCTTCCAACCGAATTTGTTTTTCAATTTAAATATCGCGCCTTGAGTGGATGCTGCCCACATTAATTTCTTTTCCGTGTCGCCTTCCATGATCGATTCTAATATGTATATAACGTTCGCAAATTCGGGATTATGTTTGTAGTCATGCCACGATGTGCGGTTATGAAATCCTAAGTACAAACGCATATCTGCCTCGGCATATTTACCCTTGTAAACGTCATCTGCCCATTCAAAATAAGATAAACCTGCCGTCAAAAGTTCCTCGGGTGTTTCCCACAAACGCGGTCTGCCTACATTTTTTTTGATTAGCGACCAAATGTTACGTTCTGTAAATCTTCCCTTTTCGTCTCTACCTGTTTCGCTCATATTCTTCTATGTGTTCGTTAATTCGTTCGTATAAATGTCTGATGCAGGATGAACAAGATAGCGATAACAACTCCTTGTATATTTCCATATACACTTGTCGCATCGGTTCACGCGGTGCGGTGCTAACCTCCTGCCCTACTGACTTGAATCGCTTAATAGCGTCCATGTGCGGTGCTAAAAAGTTGTATTGCTGCTCGGTCATCGCTGTAGCTTTTTATGGAACTCCATTCCCAATACGGCAACAAACGAAGCCAACGCGCTCATGAGTATTGTTAGTAGAATGGACTTCATATCACTAAAATTACAGAATAGCGTAATGTTAACGGCTAAGGCTACCCACCACGCCATGCACAACTCGCAGGTAAACGGCTTCATGTGTACTTTGCCGGTATATTTGAGCAGGATTTGAGACGGTATTAACGTCATACCTACAAACCAATACGATGCGATTCCGATCAATGCTGAAATTAATAACTGTTCCATGTTTATTTGTTTTCTATTACGTATGAGAATTTACTAAGGTCTACTGAAGCATCCCACACCCTTTGAATGTGGTACGTCCCATGATAGTTGCTGTTTTCTTTGTCGCTTTCGGTTAGGCAGTATGTTATTAATCGTTTGCGATGTCGACGGCAAAAGTTCATTAGTTCGGTATGCTTGGCAATATCCTCGCATCCTATCTGAACGATTTCTCCTGTAGCTGACTTTATTAGTTCGTAGTTAATCATATTAAAATCCTTGAGAAAGTAAACAAACGGTCTGAGCGTGTGGTAAATGACCAGCGTTGCCATAATAGGCAAAAAATGTAGAATGAGGATGCAAAGGCTTTATTTTTTCTTTGGCTAATAAGACACTCATCACCGACTGATCGTGCCTGTGTCCCTTCACTCGATTGTCTTGACTTACTTGGTTAAATTGATTAGACCAATCACCTTCGTAACAACCTTTAATTTTTGTGGCTTGGTAATATGCATCAAATAATTTTACTGCTTTGTCATTTGTGAAATTGAAGCCCATTAAACAAGCCATAATCATCGGGTGATTAAATGATTCATCTCTACTCATGCCTAAGTTGTTTAAGCATTCGTCCGAAGTGTAATCGCCAATTTTGAATCCGATGTTATCAAAGAATGCAAACCCGTTTATCTTGATGTATTCGATAAACTTGTCTATCGGTTTTATTGCGTACACGCAACTATCTGCCCAGATGACAATATCGTATTCCTTTCGCAGTTTGTCAATAGCGTATGGTTTGAAGGCATACGGCACTTCGCTATGGTTAGGATGGTCGAGGTTATTTTCAGTAAATAGATAAAAGTCTACACCCGTCAACCCATCCCTTAACCGTTCAGCATACTTAAAGTATCTTTGGCTTTTATCGCGTCCGAACTTATGACACGCACTCGCGTATGAACAAACAGCTACTTTCATTAGTATAGTTTATTTGTTGACAAATACTTATAATGATAAACGGGCTCGTCAATTTTAACCTCAGTCTTTATCAGCCCTGCATTTTTCAACTTCATGCAGTATTCGTAGTCCTCGAAGTTGCTTTTGTGTTCAAATCTTATAGCCTGTGCAATCTCTTTTTTTACAGGCGTTATGTGATTTGTTGGTCTTAGGTACACTTCGTTGCCATTTATCGTGTCTGCCATATACTCTAAATCTTTGCTGATGTACCACTTTTTCGGGTTGACTCCATCCGTAGTAATGATGCCATTTATTCCCAAAGCGTCAGGGTTTTGATCCAACGCCGTCAATATGTTGCGAATTGCGTTTTTCATCACCATATCGTCATCGTCAATAAACCATACGTATTTGTTATTAGCCTTGTCGAGCAAATCATTTCTTTTTTGCCCGGTACTTTTACTTCCAACAGGCGCATCGTCGGTTATTATTTCCACAACATCGAACGCGCTGCAGTCCTGTATCTGTTTATTCAACTCATCTAATAGCTGAATAAGCAACCGCGATCTTTGTGGTACGGTAGGAATTAAAATTGATAACATCATAGGTTTTTATTTTTCAGTAACACATCACCGCCAAAGTCTTGCACGACTTCAAAATATGGTAGCATTCTTTGTATTCCTTTCGCATCTTTATTGCCTTTATACCATTCTTTACCGCAGTATTCCGTGTAGAAGTATCTTACATTTTTGAAGGTATTAACTCCGCCTTTAATTAACAGATGTTCCGCTCCTTGAATGTCTGCCCAAATAAAATCAATCACTTTGCCAGTTAACCCTGACTCATTCACGTAATCGTCTAATTTTATGCACTCCACTTGCGACTCAGTAAAGTTCATTGCCGGAAATACGTTTGTAACTTCTACGGGCTTAACTATTGAACTACTGCCATAATAATGTTCTTTTAGTTGTCCATTTTCATCACGTTTGCCTCCCGATTTGTAAAACTTCTTAATCCCTGTTTTATCGGATATTGCTTTGTTAACCAAATGCATCTGACCGTTTGCGTATGTTTTTTTCTTATCAACTATTTGATTGTATAGCCAGTCGATCATTTCAAAGCCATGATACTCAAATTTCTTGCTACTCGGAATCATGTCGAGCATAATATACGTGTGATAAGCATCGTACATTCCAAACTCAAAAAATAATAATTCGTCCTTCTCGTCAATAATTTCAGCTATGTATTGTTCGATAGTTTTCATTTTGCAAAGATTAGATTTTCATTATTCCGGTGAATTTCTTGCATTCCGTGTTTCACGCAATAGTCAAGGTATACTTGTGGGTTGACACCATTAAACTCTACGCACAATAACTTGCACTCCGTCTTAGTTAAGTCGATCTGACGAAGTATCGCGTAATCCATACCTTCAGCATCGATGCTTATAAAGTCGAATTTCTCACCGTCAAATAAGTCAGTGTAGGTGTATGCGTCAACTTCGATTTCGTTAAAGTTTAATCCCTTCCAACGATCTTTCTCGGACACGACAGCCGTACTTAATAACCCGTCATCGTTAGGAATGTGCGGATCATTAACGTAAAACTTTATCTTTTCGTCCGTAGGTACGGAAACAATAGCAGCATCAATGATTGTTACTTTGTTATTTTCACCGTGCAACTTTTTTAACTTTTTAACGCACGATGGCAATGGCTCAACCAAGATACCACCCCACCCCTGCTCAATAAGTGCGTAGCTATTGCTGAACGTCTTACCGTCATTTGCTCCGATGTCCAATAACCTGCCAGTCTTACCAGCAAAGTAATTCAGGATTATTTCCTGCTCGTTATTTTGGCTGTAGTTCATAATTGTTTGCTTTGCGTGTGTGGTAAACTTGTTCGTCATGATTCCAAAGTTCACGGTTCTCATTCTTAACGTACAAAGCATCCCATTCAGCCTTACCCCATGCTACGTGCAAGTGGTCGAAAATGCGAACGCCTACGTATTTGTGCTGACCGCGTAACTTTGCCACCTCCGTTGCTTCAACGTCGCACCATAATGACTTATAGGATGGATGGTAGATGTAGCCGTCCTGATTGTAGTACGCTTTATTCATAATAGACATCGTGCTGATGTTCTCATTCTGATGTCCGTCAGGTAAATGCAGGAACAAAGGTTCGTCAGTAAATTGTTGCTCGATTATGTCATCCCACCCATCGACAGTAAAC